GTTTTCTCGGTGCTTACCGGGATTATTGAAAGGCCTAAATCGTAATATTTCTTTGCGTATTCTGTTATTTTTGTTCGATCTTGTGTTATACTATGCATAACCGTGTATCTCCTTTCCGGCCGCTACAGGCGGCCACTTTTTTTATGCCCAAAATTCATTCTCCGGCTCGGTGTTGTCCGGCACCCCGTTAATAAAATCAAATGCTTCCGGGTCGAAGTCATCCGGGTCGTTAATGTAAAATGCATCTACCAGTCTTTTTCCGTCGTTGTTTTCGTAAAAGTTGATAAACCAAACATCCCCGGCGTCTTCTATAAGAAAAACCTCATCGTCTCCACGCTCCCATAAAATCTTGTTGCCGCTTGCCAATAGTTTTTCTTTCCGTGTCATCCCTTACCCATCTCCCTTTTTTTGTAAGCTTTTCCTCGTTCGATAAACGCCTCCAAGTCTTCTGGCCTAATCCGCCACAAAACACCGATTTTCACGCCTTGCAGTTTCCCGTTTCTTATCCATTCGTAAACGGCCCTTGGCGTAACGGCCAGCATTTCGGCTGCCTCGTTGATAGTTAGTAATCTATTTTCCTTCTCCATTTAATCGCCCCCCATGTTTTTACATATGATAACATGCGCTTATATGCCCTTACAAAGGCCTGGATGCCCTTTTTATCACATTAAATTAGGCCTCGAGTACCTTATATATATTGAGTGTTGTTTTTCAAAATTTCGCGTATCACCTGCGGCCACCATTGCCCGCCCTTTTTCGCCGGCACATTGCGCGCGTTGAGTTCTTCCATGATTTTTCTCACCGACCACCCTTGCGAACGCCAAGTTATTATCTTTTCTATAATTTCTTGTTCTTTTTCGTTGACGACCAGCGAGTCGCCGACCCTATCAAAGCCATACGGTATCTCGCCGTAAACCTGCATGTTTTTCTTCTTGTATTGCAAGGCCTCTGACGTACGCTCTTTGATCATGTTCCGTTCAAACTCGGCAAAGCCGGCCAGTAAGTTAAAAAACAACCGGCCGACGGCCGTGCCGGTGTTGATCGTGGCGCCGCCCATATCGACCAAATGCAGTACCGCGCCCAGCTTGTCCCATTCGCGCGTCTGCCTTGCCGCGTCTTCGGCGTTGCGAAAGAGCCTATCCAGCTTTAGCGCGACGACATGGCCCGCTTGCTTGTTCTTTATCAGGTCGGTTAACCTTTTCCCGCCCGGCCGCTCGCTAAGCGGAATTGCCGCCGATATTCCGTTTTCCTTGATCATTTCGACGACTTCAAGGCCCATCAATCTGCAATAGTCGGCAATGCGTTGCTCCTGCATCTCGAGAGAGACGCTATCCGAAAGCCGGCCGTCTTTGCTTATCCTCGTGTAACCTATCGCCTTTTTCATGCGTCCTTGCCGCCTCCGTTCGGTGTCTTCTCTTTTTTCTCATATAAATAACCGTTTTTTTCGTAAACTTCGGTTATGTCTCTTGTTCACTTTCTCCTTGCGCCCCAAGGTCAAATTATCAAAACTTAGTAGGTGTAATATGCCTTGTTGCCTAAGTTAGGCGCCTTCTAGGCGCTCCTAGAGCGCCATTTATAACGGAGAGAGGAGTTAAACTCCCCTCTCCGCCGGTTAATCGCTAATCCTTGACTACCGATACTTCGCCGCCCAAATAGCGAGGCTCCACGAGGTAAAGAACGCTTGCCAAGTTCGTTGCCTGCCCGCTGTCGGCAATGCTTACACCGAGACAGTCAAAACCGCCTGCAACGTCAAGCTTCGCCGGGTCAACTGCAAACACGACCAGCTTGTTTTTGACGTTATTAGCCACGGTGTAGCTTTTGCCTGCGGCCTTCTGGACTAATACGTCCGATGTCGCGACGTCTTCGTTCGCCCAAATGTCCAAGTCTTTATCGAAGTTTTTAACGTTAGTTCCGGCCACGTCCTTCGCCTGCTTAGGCGTTATCGCGGTCGCGTGGCCGACTGCCTGTTTTAAGGTAACTACTATCCACGCTTTATGCGCGTTCTTTAAGCTTATATAGCTTGCCGTTACGCCTCCGTTCGTGGTTGCCGGCGCGGCTCCTACAACTGGAATTACACCTTCAGGTATAAATTTCATCTCTCTATACCTCCCTATGCTCTCGGCTCGATCTTCACAATCGGCGAAAGCTCTTGACCGTTTTGAGGCGTCAACGGAGACGGCCATGTCGGTTGACCATCGAAACGAATGGTTGCCCTAAAGCTTATAAGCCGCTCTGACCAGCCCGGAGCGTTCGAGCGCTCCAAGGTAACTTCGCGCCGCAAGCCGACCGCATACTGCGAGAAGTCGACCAATACCAAGTCGCCGCCCTCGCCAACGGCCGGTAAAATGTCGGTGAATATGACCGGTCGGCCCAGCATGGTATATCCTCCGCGACCGTCTAACTGCATAGGAAAGATAACGTTGCCTTCCGTGGTCGGGATGTATACGTTTAGCAACTTCTCCAGCAAGTCGTTGTTCGCGAGCCAAACGCAACGCTTGCGCCCGGCCGGATGCATGCGGCCGAACATTTTAACTATATGTTCATACTGGACTGCGCCGTTGCTCGCATTCGTGCCGGTTACTTCTATTGCACAGTCGGCGTTAAGTATGCCCAGCGCTTCGGCGCCACCGCGGCCGGCGATGAATTGTGTATCTAATCCATATGCAATGGCTCCGCGCAAGGCGTTTTCCAATGCCCGGCCGAAAATAACGGCATCTTCGGCAAGCTCGGACGACACGTCGACATAGATAACGCCGGTCTTTGCGGTAAGTTCAATTGCCCTTACCTTCGCGGCCTGTTTTCCGGCCGGGTCGCCTTCGGAGACCATCTCAAGCTTGAGGCCACCATAAAGGCTTCCGCCCGAGCGGTCGAAAGAGTCCCAGCCGGGTACATAAGCGGTCTTTGTTACCATCGGATACACGGTCGCCAAAGGTCGAACGATCTCGTCCTCAAGCGCGGAGTCCAGCCAAGTCGCAACATACTGGTCAGGCACCACAAAGCCGCCCGCGCTCCCAATTCCTTCAACCTGCGCCGCTCTAATAGCTCGGCTATCGGTTGCGTTGGTTAAAACCACCTGCGCAAACTCGCCAAAGTGGCGCCACTCGGATTTTTTAGGCTCGCCGAATAAGCTGCGATAGAGCCCCTTCGGCTTTGCGTTAACTTCGTCCATTAAAGGCGTCCTAAAAGATCCATTTATAGTTTTATCAAGCTCTCGATCTTGCTCTTCCTGCCCGTCAAGCCGCTTTGCTCTCTGCGTGAGAGCGTCCATCTCTTCTAGCATTTTGTTGTATTGCCTTTGCTCTTCTGCCGTAAAGTCTCGGTTCTCGGCTTCGGCTTTATCAACGAGAGCCTTTGCCTGTTCCCAAACTTCGGCCCTTCGCTCTAAAAGCTGTTTTACTTTATCCAATTCAACCACTCCTTAAATTTGTATAGTTCAAGCTTCCTTTTTGCTACTGCTATGTTGCCTTTTGCTTCCTCTTTCTCTTAGCTCAATCTTGGCGTTAGTGTATCTACGCTCAAGGCTTTTCACCTATACTCACTCCTTGTTTTTGTTTTTTCTCTCCTTTTGCTTCGGCCTTGCGGTATGGCGTTCATGCTTCGATTAAGCGTTGCGCTCTGCGTCTCAACTTCGGCGTTATCGCGCGTTCTGCGTTGTCCATTGTGGCGTCTTAACGCGCCTGTCATGTATGCTTCGGCGTAATACTTCGCGCTGTTGTTGTTTTCGCCGAGGCGGTGATTAGCCGCCCCGGCTATGGGAGATAAAATCCGTCCGGCTCAGGACGGCGCGCCGGTTATCGGCCGACGCGAAAGGAATTGCTAGAGAAAAGAGCCAATTCGTACCGGGAGCAGGCCAGTACGAAACTTTATTTTTTCAGCAATTTTTTAACCTCGTCAGGTAGTTTTTTTATGCTATCGACCGGAATTTTTACCGTTATGTATTCCTCGGTCTCGTCCCAAAGTGCATCGACTGTTTTTATGCATTTCTCCCAAATATCCGATCCGTCGAACCAAGTAAAAAAGTCGGCCGCGGAGATAATATTCGCCGGCCCTATCTTCTGGACTGGAATAATCCCCGACTGAAAGAGTGCATACGCCCGGTTAATGCCAAAGTAGCCGCGCATCAAGTCGGCCAAATCTTGCGCTGTCAACAATTCAGGCCATTCGTTTCGCGGCACAGGCGGTAAAGGTTTCTTATTCATGTTATTTCCTCCCTTTTATTCCTTCTATGTTGGTTTTTTCTAGGTCAATTGTAAGCATCTCTAAGTTTTTTTTAAGTATCCTATATTAATTATATGGCATCTCTAAACCTTGTCAACGATGAACGAAAGTTATTTTTGATTAAAAAAAAGAGACCTCACCATTTCGGTTAAGGTCTCTGTGTTTAGTCTATCAGGTCGCCAAACTCATCATCTCCTTCGCTAGGAATGACTTGCAGTCTCGACCTAGCGAGCGGCGTCAAGCCAAAGTGCTCCGCGGCCGACAAAAAACTTTTCCAAGCCTTTTCGCGGATTTCAACGGCCGGGTTCTTCTTTAATATGCCGCGATCGCCTTGGACGACGAGGCCCTGTGCCTTTATTTCGTCGTCAGCGCGGCGGTAAAGGTCGTAATTGCTACAAAGAGCCTCAAACACCGGTAAATCGTTCTTCTTTAGCACATCGAACGCCACGAGCCGAGGTAATATTTCGTTCCAAAGAGCGCGGCCGTATTCACCGATCCACTCCGGCGCCGGTAGCGCCTCTAAAATTTTGTCCAAGGCTTCTTTATCAACCTTCTTTTCGTCGCCACCCCAAACTTCTCGCATGACTTTAGCCATGTAATCTTCACTACTCATTAACTTTTTATTGTGTCCGCCCTGCATATTATGCCCTCCTTGCGTTTACTTTTTTTGCTCGCTTTGACTTGCGCGCGACTTCGCGGCCGTTCCACAGCGGTCGCCTTCCGTAAATTTCGACCCCCCTCCCTCCCCATCACGCCGCCTTAGCTCTCTTTCTTTTTGCCTTCTCATGTTTCGCCGCAAGGCCAGCCATCACCTTAGGCAATATCTCGCTTATATGCCGCGGTTGCGGCCGGCCTTGGTTATCGACCCAAAGATTACAACGCTTGCATAGCGTCAGCGTTCGCGGCAATGGTTGCCTAGGCCCCAAGTCATTGCCGCACTCTGGACACGTTATCCTGTCTCTTTTCATCCTTTCTTCTCCTTTTTATCGTTTATCTCCAATGCAAGCGGCATCCATCGACGTTTTTTGTATCCTCGCCTTGGCGGCCTCTTTCCCGCAACCGGTAGCGTTACGATTACGCCGGCCTTTAAGTATTCAAGCTCCGATGAGTAGATAAGCCTAAGCGTTCCTTCGTCCAGCAAACTTTGTATTGCCTCCGCAAACTCTTTGCTCATGTAAAACCAAATTGTGGCGTTAGGCTCGTACTCCATGGCGTATTTGCCGTATGGATCAATAAATTTCTCCATATGTTTTTGTAAATCTATAAACGTTACCGAGCCGTGTTGCTTTACGTAATCTAAGATTAGCCTGCTTATTTCAGCCTGCTTTGTCCTGCTCATCTTCAACCTCCCTTTTTATGACAGCATGACAGCAATGACAGCAATTTCCCCCTGTATTCTTTCTGCCTAAAAAAAGTGACGCAATGACGCAAGTGACGCAATTTTCCCCTTATATTCTTTCTGCCTAAAAAGCGACGGTAAATATAGCGAAAGCGACGGGAGCGTTTTTTTACCGTCGCTCTATGAGTGCTTGCAAATACTGGGAAAGCGACGGTAGCGACGGTAAAGACGGTATTTTCCCCCTACATTCTATCTACCCTATGCCTTAAACCTTAGGTGTATATAGGTGTATGTTTTTACGTTGCCTAACTAAAGGACAGGATATGGCACCTTTTTGTATTGGTAAATAGTTTTTTTAAAACTTTCATCTTAAATACAAATAAGGTGTCCAAAGGTGTCGTATTATGTCCATCAGCAAAAACCCTTGATACGACTGGATTGGACCGCAATGGACCGCAATGGACCGCAATTTTGTACTTATAGGCAATTTTTTAGATTTTTTTACGTATAATACAAATAACCAGTCCATTGCAGTCCATTGAGGCCATCTGATAATTTAACTAATCATCATTAATCCTAATGCCTTGGCGCATCCATTTCTTTTGCCCGGTCGTATTTCGTTGCGTCTTAAAACCTAATTCCGTTAGTCTTCTACCAAAGTTCTGCGATGATAAAACTTCAACTCCAACGTCCTCAGCCCAAGCTTTATATGCTTCGTAAAGCTCACTTGACGGAGTCCTAAAACCTTCGCCAACTTCGCAACACTCCTCAATAAAGCGCCCGATGTTATCCATTTCGTAGCGATATTCGGCCGTGGCTTTCGTTACCTCTTCCGCCACTCCAAGGCCGTGATCCTGCCACTCCATGCACCCTTCAACCGCCCACGAAAAGATACCAGCCATCTCTTCATCGAATATTGCGTCTATTTCTCGCCTTGGCTTGGGATTATCAATTCTGACCGTGAAAGGAATTAACCTTATTCGGTCCCAAATAGCTTCATCGGTTCCCCTTATGACCGGCTTATGGTTAGTGCCAAGCCAAATCTTAAATTCAGGCACAAAGCTAAACCATTCACTAAAAAGAAAGCGTGCGGTTATAGTATCTTGACCGGTCATTTCTTTAATCTTTGCCTCCGCCAAGTAGCGGCCGTGTTCGCTCTCGCTTGCCCTAACAAAGCGCGCCCCTTGAAGTCTTGCTATATCGTTCGGTATGTTCGCCTGCCTCGTCGTTAAAAGGGTCTCTGTTGCGGTCTTCTCTGCGTAATCGCCCATCATGCGGCCGATAGCCTCCAAGAAGGTCGACTTGCCGTTATGGCCGTTGCCCCAAAGGATAAACATGCATCGCTCGTCCGTTATGCCGGTTAGCGAGTATCCAACCGCTCGTTGGATGAAGGATATCAAGTCTTGATTGCCTTCAAATATCATGCCCAAAAACTCAAGCCAGTTAGGACACGGCGCGCCCGGCTTATATTCGACCGGTGCTATCTTGGTTATCAAGTCCGCCCTGTCATGCGGTTTAAGCTCGCCTGTCCTAAGGTCTAATGTGCCGTTAAGGCAATTGATAAGCCACCGGTCGCGGTTAGGCTCGTCATGCTTAATCGGAATGCCCGGCTCGCTCTGTGCAAGTGCAATCATTGCCGATAGCCTTTGCCTGCTCTCCGATGACAAGGCCCACTTCGCAAGCTCCTTGCGCCTGCTCTCGCTCGTCTCCCGCGCCGCTTCGGCATAGATGTTTTTTACAGTGTCCTTGGCTAAAAGCTCCACCTGCCCCGCGTCATCAATCACCCAGCGTTTTCCGTCCCAAATAAGCCATTTTCCCCACGTGTAGCAGTAGCGCAAATCCTTGCCGTGGAGCGCTACCAAACGCATAGCGTTGCCCAAGTCGGTTAAATGGATCTCATCAGCGGTTGTTTTTTCAACTTCCATATCAGCGATCGGCTTATACTCCGGCGCCGCCTCGGCAAGCGCTAAAAGCTCTTCTTTCGTGCCGCCAGCTTGTAGCCAGTCCGAAACGTCGCCTTTATCCGGCAAGTCCGGCAAATTTAAGATCCTTACGCTCCTTGCCTTACCTACTAAGGATTGCGCCACCCGTTCAGCATGCTCACGCCCCGGCTCGTCATTGTCCGGGATTATCACGACGTCGGCGCCGACAAGGTAGTCGCTATAATGCGGCCGCCACTTCTTTGCTCCGCCGTGGTTAGTCGTGGCTACAAGGCCGAGCTTTCTCAAATTGTCCGCGTCTTTTTCGCCTTCAACGATGAAGACGGTCTCGCCTTCGCTTACGGCCTCTATGACTTCCGGCAACCGGTAGATAGTAGGCTCTATACCTTCTAGGCCGTAAAGCCAGCCGCCGTTGCCGTCGGGTCTAACTGCCCAAAACTCCTTTTGCGGCGTTCGGATGATGCCAAATAGCGCTTTGCCCTGTTCGTCGGTGTAAACGTAAGTTGGCGACTGATAAGCCCTCCGCGGAGCTTCGCTTGATTGCTTGCTTTGTTGCGGCCTCTCCTTGGTTTCCTTAGGCGGAAACAAATCGGCCATACTCAAGCCCAAAGCTTTAACGATGTCTTCCGTTCGGCAACCGGCAAAGCACTTAAGCAATACCCGGCCGTCGTCGCCTTCGGAAACGGCAAGTGAAGGCTCTTTGTCTTCATGGCATGGGCACTGCGCGAGATACCCCTCGCCGGACTTTTTGATTTTATTGCCGTTCCTTCTCAAACGTGCTATTATCAAGTCAACTGGACTGTATGTAAGCTCCATGTTTCAAGCTCCTTTCCGGCCGCTACAGGCGGCCACTTTTTTTATGCCCAAAATTCATTCTCCGGCTCGGTGTTGTCCGGTACCCCGTTGATGAAATCAAATGCTTCCGGGTCGAAATTATCCGGGTCGTTAACGTAAAATGCATCGACCAGTCTTTTTCCGTCGTTGTTTTCGTAAAAGTTGATAAACCAAACGTCTCCGGCGTCTTCTATAAGAAAAAGCTCATCGTCTCCACGCTCCCATAAAATCTTGTTGCCGCTTGCCAATAGTTTTTCTTTTCGTGTCATCCCTTACCCATCTCCCTTTTTTTATAAACTTTTCCTCGTTCAATAAACGCTTCCAAGTCTTCCGGCGTAATCCGCCACAAAGTGCCAACCTTCACGCCTTGTAGTTTCCCGTTTCTGATCCATTCATAAACTGCCCTTGGCGTAACCGCCAGTATTTCGGCCGCTTCGTTGATGGTCAGCAACCTATTTTCCTTCTCCATTTAATCG